GAGAGCTCATGTTGGTACAAACTGTACCATACGCTCAGTTGCGTGTTTACACCATCTGAGAGTACCGAAGGGATTCTGTTCCACAACGGTTTGAAGAATGTGACTTTCTTCTTTAAATTCGGGTGGTGAGGGATTGCTTTACGGACTAATCTTAAATGATAGTCTTATTGTAGTGCTAATACCTCTGCAATAGGATGTTGACGGGACATACCCTTCATCACTGTGGATCAGTGGCAATTAACTGGCATAGGGGGTTTATTCCTATGTAAAGTTAATCAACCACGACGGATTGATCACCGTTCCTTAGAAAAGGTGCCTGCGGCCCGGTCCAAAAGACTGGAAACCGAAGATCAACTATAAATACTATTACAAACCAAAAATTTAAACAAATTTTGTCTAAATCTCAGTTTGATGTATCTAAAGTTGGTGGCAGTATCTCTGTAAAAGGAGGTATACCATTATTAAAACATCTTTTAAAGATTGTTAAAATAATAGTAGTGGTGTTAAATCCATCATGGGTTAGGTTGACCGTAATTGTCCTAAGGAGATTAAGTGCGATCCATAAGGCACAAGGAATTATAGGGTTTGTGAAGACCCTAAAAGTCTTAAGTGTTCTTACGCAACAATCAATCTCTGGTTATAAGATAGGAGATGTTACCGCAATTGGCCCTAGAGTTTCTAGAACTAAAAGCGGGCTTCCCAGAATCCTACCGGTAGGGGCTAGAAAAGAATTAAGATTAGGTAATCCATTAATGATAAAATGGAGCCTTACTCTATTCGCCATCTTTAGGGTGGTTGAATACAGTACGGTACCTAAGATTGAAACTATTCTAAAACCTTTTAGTGGATCATCTTCAAGAGTCTACGAGATTATGTCTGCTTTACCTAGAATAATAAATAAATTTTATTCAAGGAAAGCTTGGTATAGACCTCTTAGACCCATAGTTCCTAGTCCTAATCTTTCGACTAGTCCCAATTCAACATGGAAATTAGGGGAGGTTTCAACCTCACCCAAAGCATATTTCAGAACCTTATTAGCATTATGGTTTAATCCAGATATTAATAAGGCAATGTCTATACTGATTAACTCCATTCCTATGTCAAAGGCTTTTTATACAGCTTTTAACAATGGGATGGGTTTTATCGATTCCTTCTTGAGCCAATGGTTAGCTGAATTACAACCTAAACATTTGAACTCAATGGATAGAGTTCTAATAGGTAGATTAGGTAAACTAGGGTTTAAAGATGAACCTGCTGGGAAAGTTAGAATCTTCGCTATGGTAGATCCTTGGACACAATGGGTATTGAAACCTATCCATATATGGATTTTCTCTTTATTAAGGAGAATTCCTATGGATGGTACTTTTAACCAGTTGAAACCTTTGGATAAGGTTCCATTCGGTGATAAACCCATTTATTCTTTTGATCTATCTGCAGCGACCGACCGTCTACCCTTAATAATCCAAGAAAAGATTATAAGTTGTAGATTCGGTAAGGTATTCGCCAAGGCTTGGGCCTCATTATTAGTCGACAGAGACTACAAATTTTCTCATCCATTATTGGAGATTAAATCTGTTAGATACTCTGTTGGACAACCAATGGGAGCCTTATCCTCTTGGGGGATGCTAGCACTAACTCATCATCTATTGATCCAATACTCTGCCAGTATCGCCGGTTATAGTATACCTTTTAATGAGTATGCTATACTTGGTGACGATATGGTTGTATGGAACAGACCAGTTGCTTCCAAGTACCTTTCAGTAATGAAGGGGTTGGGTGTAGATGTTAACCTAAGTAAATCTGTTATATCAACAGATGGATTAGGATTAGAGTTTGCAAAGAAGACAATTTTAAATGGAAAAGACGTAAGTCCGATCCCTTTAAAAGAATATTCTGCAGCTCTAAGAACATCAGCATCTTTCAAAACTTTTGTTAAGAAGTACGAAATTCCGGACTCTGTAATTAAAACATTACTTGGTCTAGGTTATAAGTCTTCTATTAACTCAAGGAGATGGGAAGCGTGGAAACTGATCCTATCCATTCCCAATGATTATAATTCTTATTTCTCTTTAGTTTCTACTAAAGTAAGAATTATCATGGAAAATGGAAAGGTTAACCCAGCAAAACAATTGAAGTCTCAAGTTTTATCAATATTTGATAAAATTGAATCTGATTGTCATAAAATGACTTCAGATTTGGATAATTTCATGTACGGATTCAGAGATCCTAAAGATCTTGAATTCGAAATGTCTGATCTTTCCCATACTGTCTTTTCAGTTTCGGAAAATCATGTCGAGGCTTATAGAGAAGCTATCCTTTATCCAAAGGTAACTTCCTCTAGAAAGTCTATCGAAATGATTCTTAAAGATATCCAAGGCGCAAGAGTAATGTTGAGTAAATCTCCAATCAAGA